TGTTGTAGTTCTTGAGCAACTCTTTCATCAAAAGCAAATTTTAATTGTGAAGCACCTATTTGTGCAATAAAACTATCTGAAGATAAAGGACCATTTGATCCTACAGGATCATTTTGGAATACTATATTAAAAGTGGGATATGATGAATAACTATAATATCCTGGATCCCAATACGGTTGATATATGTTTCCATTATTTTGTAGATCAGTGATAATTACTAAATCTTTATAACCACCACTAGGACCCCACTTGTTAGTGACGTAAGCAGTTTCAATATAAAACTCATTAACAACATCTAGTACAGTGTCATTTGGTTGATAAGGACCTTGATTTGTTCCTTCGGGATTGTTAGTTGATGCTATACTATTAATCCCAATAGGATTACCAAATCCTCCTTCAGGTCCATATTCATTTAAAGGATATAAATCTTTTGCAAATAAATTCGTTGACACATAGTTATTTGGTGAATCAATTACGTTAGTTACGGTTAAATTGGTTTCGTAATTAATTGGGTTTGACGGTGATGTGTAAGCTCCGGGCACACCATATGGTACTAGGTTTCTAACTAATAACTGTTTCCTAAATGATTCTGAATTACCAAACGATAAAAAACTTTCGGCCATACTACTTTATTCTATAAATAGATATTATGTATTTTTTTGAAGGAGTATATACCTACTAATTTTTCTTACCTGTCGCTGCGCTTGGTTCAGACCCACCATTCAACAAGAAATTAGTTTGACTTGCATTACTCGGGTCAGATAATAAATCGTTAATGTTCCTTTGTGTCACACCGTTTACATTACCTTCTCCCTTCAAAATAAGAGTACCTTCGTGTTTATGAGTTACTGTTTTTGTTTCTTTATTTTCAGGATTTCCCACATTTTTATATGTTTCAGCAAAAGTTGTAGAAACGTCTTTAGCAATATCTGTTACTAAAGCCGAACCTTTTGGTACTAATTTATCAAATATATCTTGAGTATTTTTTTGTAATTGTTCACTATAAATTGCAACATTTGCCTTATTACCATCCATTAAGGATTTAATTAATCCTTCAGCAGGACCTGCTAGGTTTTGCATTTCATTTCTAACACCCTCTGTACCTCCTACGGCTTTACTTACGTTTTTAGCAACCGCAAGATTGGTTTTAGCAACTGCTCCATAAAATCTACTTAAACTAGGTGATGTCGCTTTTCCCATTTTAAGTGCTAATTCACCACTTTTAAAATATGCTAAAGTTTGTTCTTGAACTGATAATTGTTCTACCGCCAACTCTTCCAAACTTTTAGATGAGTCTTCGTTTGCCTTTTTTAATTCGGCAATGTCTTGTGGTGTTAATTCTTCAACAGCCTTTGTAACAACCTCACCACTCTCTTGTTTAACTTGTATTTTTGCGACACCACCTTCTAATTGTGCCATTGAGGCAATGAGTTGTTTTGTTTCTTCATCACCTTCGGCTAATGAAGGAAATTTAATTTGTTTCATTTTCATATCAAAGTCTGCTGCGTTAATTGACATTTTTGCCAATTGTTCCACAGGTATTTCCATTTCTTTCGCAATTTCTCTTAACCTTCTTTTAGAACCTGGAAGTATTTCGAATTTACCATTTTTTTCATTAAATGTCGTAAACTCTTTGGTAATATTTATCATTTCTTTTTGTAATCCTTCAGGATCGTTCGCAGCCAAATCCATTGCCTTTAAAGGATCTAACAATCCACTGGCGGTTACACCAAGTCTTTGTAATCCCGCTGCCATTTCTATTGCTCCTTCAGGATTATATATTTTTTCAGAAAACGTAAAGACTTCACTCATTTTAAGACCAATTCTTTGTGATGTTGCCGCCATAGTTGCTAAACCTTTGATACCGTTATCAAAGTTATACAAATTCATTTTGTTTAAGTTTGAAACAACATCACTTGAAACTCCTTTAACAGAAACTCCGACATTTTTAGCGTAATCAATTACTGTTTTCATTTCTGAACCAACATCATTAATTGATACTCCGACTTCTTTAAAATTGGCAGCTAAAGTTTCCTCTTGTTCTCCAGTAACTTTTGACACCGCCGCTAATTCAGTAATAGCTTTTGTACTTAAACTTGCGGTAGTTCCCAATCCTCTCATTATGTCACCAACTTTTTCGGCTATTTTGGCTTCGTCAATCCCCATCTTAGCTAATTCAGGAGCAACGTCTGCGATGGTTTTTTTGAACTCTTCCATCCTTTCCTTTCCTAAACCAAAAGTTGCTTGAAGTCCTGTTCCGTATTCGTCTAGTTTTGCAAAAGCATCTGAATTCAATGGATTTATGGCTTCACTATATTCTTTTGCTGTTGAAAGTAATTTATTTGTAATTCCGTCTAGATTTGCCACCCATACATTATAAGAGTCTGCACTTTCTTCAAATGATGAAGATTGAGTTGAAGATTGAGCTCGTTGAAGATTTCTAATTTTACCATCTTGATAATCTATAGTCGCATCTCGGTCTTTAAGTTCTCTAATTAACTTTTCAGTACTTAAATTTTCGTAACTAGGCATTTAAACTTATTTTTAAATAAATATTGTTTTATTTCTTTTCGCTTTCAGAAACAAATTTATTTATAAGATACTTCCTTACATACGTTGGCATATTCAAAAATTCAGAATATTGTGTTCTAAATATTTTTGAGAAATAATAAAATTCGTCTAAAATTGTTGTTTTATATTGATAAGAAAGGCCGAAAAAACTCCACCCCAAAAGTAATGTCGATCACTACTCTTTCTCCTGACGGGGCTATTACTTCTTTTGATAGATCTAATCTCGGTTCATTTTCAGATAAAAACTTTCTAATATATTTGGAATCAGCAATTGGCATCTTTTCAATAAAGATTGCAATATTACCTTTGTCAGAATCTCCGTCAATTTCAACAATTTGTTTTAATAATCTTGTAGTAATAGTTGGAGTCACTCTTCCTGCTGGATATGATTTTAAGATATTTTCAATTTCAAATTTTTCACCCATATTCAAGATTTTTAATTTTACTCTTGATCCTGACACAGGAAGTTTGGTTTCAAAATATCCATCTTCATTTGGTTCATAATTAATTTTTTTGTAATTTAATTCGTCTAAACTAATTGTCGTTTGAAACCTTTTATCAGTTTCTGGATCAATAGAACTAACAGTGTATTCAGGTCCAAATGATGTATTTCGTAAAAATAAAAGGATTGCTTCAACATCACCATCAACAAGTTCTTCGGGTCTTAAATCTTTTTCATAAAGTTTATTTCTTAATAAAGGAAATATAATACTTTCTGTTATACTTTTTTTATAATCCGCTTCAGCAATGATATTCTCATCAACTGCGGTTAAATAACCAACCTTTACAGATTTCTTTTTTGATTTGTAAAATTTACCTTGACTAGGTAGTTGTATCACATCATGAGGTAAATTGAATTCAGCTTGTCCTGCTTGATAAACATCTTGTTCCATATTATTTTTTATAATAAAAATAAGAATATGTTATTGTTAGTAAACATTTAATTCTTAAATAAAAAAAATATATGTGATTAATAAACCAATATACAACGGTCCATTCTCATCTGACAACTTATTTTTGCTACACCATCTGATGAATATGTTAATGATCCCCCATCATATCCTAAAAGGAAAGTTCCTTCTAAAATCCATTTTTCAACAACAACACCTGTTGGGTCTAACATTTCAAGATCAACATTTTTCTTGTATCCCGCAGCATAACCCATACGTCCTGTTACTGACTCAGCACATAAACGAATCCATTCCATAACCGCTTGAGACGCAGAAGGTCCAATTGGATCTCTAAATGTTACAGGTAACTCTCCCCAAGTGAAACGACCAGCAACATAAGTTGAAGTATTCAAAAACTGAATCTCTGTCGAAGCAATTGTAAGTTTTGGTCTTGACGTTGTTTCAACATACCACTCATTGATCCCAAGTGACGACGGAAATCTAAGTATCCATCGGTTCTCCCTTTTCGGTTCATAAGGGATTGGCATTTTCATTAATAAATCAGCCATATTGTTTTTTTTTAGTTTTTTGTTTTATTTTTATTATAAATAGTATCTTATTAAAAATTTTTCTATTTACTTCTGTTTTTTTTTAAATAATCTATTAACTAGACCAGTTATTCATATTTAGTTTTACCTTCCTTACTAGTATGATAAATTTTTAATTCATCTTCATCATCAAAATTCTTTCTCATAATTTGAACATTTCTTAAATCATCATCAGAAAAACCAATATAAGGTATAAAATAATTACTGATTTTGTTTTTCATAAATGCCTTTTCTTGCAGTTGTCTAGAAAGTTTTTGAACATAAGACATAAACTCTCTCATTGCATCCACCTTTAATTGTTCGGGATTAGCAGCAGAACCCTGACCAAACGTTACAGGATAAAATTTACACATATCTAAGTAATATCTAATAATATCATCATCAGATAATTCGTCTTCATCTGCAAGATCTCTATATTTTTTAAGATTTTTAACAATAGTTTTTTCGTTTAACCCGTGTTTATTCTTTTTAATTAAATTATAAACAGCATTTTTTAAAACACTAGGGGTGTGACCTCTTGCTGTGATAATCGAAAATATAGACCCATCATTGACCGCCTCAACAAAATCATTCCAAGAAGGTCCTGTTGGAGATTT